GGGTTTCATGCGAAGATGTTGTGGGAACTTTGATTCAGGATTCGTAGCGTTCAGAAGTTCGTCGATGAGATGAGGGATACCGAGTTGTTGACCTCCGATTGAAGATAAAGGTTGATAAATCATTTCATCATCTTTAACACGAGACATTTCTGGAAAACTACCACCAGATTTAAATCTTCTTTCACCGGCAGTTAATGGGATAACACCTGTGTCTGTTGAATATTCCCAATCACGACCGAGATTTGTTTTTGCCAAACCTTCTTCAGGAAAACCAACATCTGATCTTAGAGATAGATTATATTCGTCAGGATGATACGGAGTGTAATGTAAGATCCCCTGATCAGCCAATTTCCGAACTTCATCGCTCGGTGTCGCCATGCGGGTTTTGATGTACTTGGTCAGTGGGCCTTCGATCCAGTTGTTGACTTCATATTCGGCTTTCGCACGAAGTGGATTAGTTCTTTCTAAATTGTCAAAATACAATTCGTCACCAGGAACACCTTGACGTTCCAACCCCTTCAACGCATCTTCAACCGAACCAGTCAACCAATTACCACCTTCCTTCTTAATAACGCCCATCCCTCCGGTTGTCGGGATCGGAACCGGCATGTCAAGTAAGCGTTGGTCAGGTATCGGAATACGTCCGTATTTACCACCTGAAGTCAAAGGGTTAAGACCATACGACATGTCGTCAAGAAGCTCGGGTGTTTGACCAAACAACAGATCACCGAGAGAATGACCCGCTCCGTAACGATTCCAAGGGGAATCGATCTTACCGAGCTTCTTCGTCTCGTACCGGTTAAGAAGAGCTTTTACCCTCTTCGCCAACTCAGATTGACCGCTGAGTAACGGATTACGCTCTGGGGCACGAAGAGCGTTAGGATCATTGCGTGAGCGTAGAAATTCTTCAAGTGTTTTCATGATCAGTATCCATCAAAACCAAATGTAGTAGTGTTATCTACCGTAGGTTCTATCACTTGTAGACCTCTTAGAAATGAACTTAGAGGTGATCTTGCAGGTGGATTAGGTCGATAGCGGCTGTAAGGAGCATTAGTATCTTGTGAAGGATAGTGATAAGGTTCGGGGTTAGGTTCTAGATTATTTTTTGCACGCCGACCAACTATCCTAGCCTCCTGTTCCCAAGGGAATTCTAAATATTCTTCATAAGTGTACGGACTTGAAAGATCATCATATGTTGATGGAAAGAAATTTTCTTGATTTTGAACAATATGTTGGAGTTCGTGGGCCAATACCTCACGGATATTTTGTTCTGGGATATCTTTAGAATCACCTATAGTGAGTTGTCCATAGTCAGAAACTGACCATGCATCTGAATTTGGATCTACTACAACGGGGTAGCGGGTTATTTCAGGGTACGCTTTAAAAAGTTCAGGATGGTCAACGTAATCTGATAAAACACCTCTGCTCGGGACACTGATATCTTTTATCAAACGCATAGGTTCGTCTGATATTTCAGTCCTTAGTATGTTTCTAGGACCTCGCCAAGCACCTGTTTTCTGAGGTAATTCTTTTTCTTTTGCCGCTTCTAATGTATGAAAATTAAGCATCCTTTTTAACACGTCACCGCCTAAATTTCTGGCACCTTTCATGCCGATAAAAGCGGCGTCGGCTTCAGGACTATGCGTTAGCATTTGAAATGGCAACGTGAGTGCCCCACCCATCGTCTTCATTGCATCTTTGACGCGTTGACGCGTTGGCCCAAAGTCTTGATGCGTCATTTGACGTTGTTGAAGTTTACGTTTGGCTTCTTCATAGTCCATTTCTGTTCACCTTTCAAACTGCATAAGGGTTCGAATAACCGTTTAATTCTCTTTCTTCTTCCTCATAAGGATTCTTTTCTGGAATTTCATCAATAAACAACCATTCCTGATCCCTAAATAATGCAAGTGCTTGACTAAACGTGTCGACCATGTCGTCGTGTGGGCTATTTGGAAACGCACAAACTTCACGAATGAAAGGTTCGGCCCAAGTCATATATTCACCTTTAACAGATTTACTCTCTGGAATGAATACCCTCCCATTATAAACCAAATGGCTAACAGCATGTAAACGCGCAACTTTATCGGGCCTACCTGGATTATATTTTCTTACAGGTAGACCTGCACGTTGTAAGTCATGTATTAAAGCAATACCAGAACCTTTATCTTCGATCAGTAATAAATCAACCTTTGCTTCTTGATCACCATAAGTTGCTTTAAATTCTTCTTTAGCTTTAGTTCTTAATTCTGGATACTTAAGATGTTCGGTCCAACAATCAAGAAGTATGACACAATATGGTTCTTCTGGACTCGGTCGAAAAACACCCCAAGTTGAGCAAGCGGTTGGGTCATTCTCTGTATGCTCTGTAAACGCTGTGTCGTAAGATTGTATGACATAATGTATGAAAGGCAATGGTTTTTCGGCAGACCAACGTTTAAACCATACGCGCTTTATAATACCTGATTCTTCGATATCAATTAATTCAGCATGAATTTCTTGTCGACCAAGATTTGTCCCTTCATACTGTGTGATCTGGCGCATGAATGGCGCGGCCAAGTTCGTTTTATTTTCGTATGTACTCCCTGTGATGATGATTGTTTTGTTTATTGGATGACGTGACAGTTTGACAAGTTGTTGAATCAAAGGGGTGGGTTTCGGAGTCGTGGTTACAACACACCTTGGATTATTTCCTAGACGTAAACAGAATTGGAGCATGTCCCATGTCATCTGCTGTGTGTTTATATCGTAACCTGCGATTTCATCAACCCATGCAAAATCGAACTGAGGTCCCCGGAGGCGTTCTGGTTCTTCGGCTGAGAATAAAGACGCTTGAGCATCGTTGGGCCATGTGACTCGTCTCTTTGTTGATTCATATAACGGTTTGTTCCATGGTGGGCAAATTGAAACAAGTCCTGACTCACCTTCAACAGCAACGTCACGAGCATCAGATGCTGTTGGACTGATAACGGCAATGCGTTTTGCTTGATTTGTTTCAACCATCTCGCGAGTAAGTTCTGCCCCAACGCGAGTTTTTCCGAATCCACGACCTGCCAATAGAACCCATGTCTGCCACCCTTGGCGAAATTTGCAAACTTTTTCTTGACTCTGAGATTTCCTCACCCAAACTTCAGGTTTCAAATGAAGAACGAGTTCCCACCCATCTTCTTGTGGAACCTCATGTGAGATGTCAACGTGTTCATTGTCGTGATGGTGACAATCTGGAAAATTTTCTAAATTTAATTTTGACTTCGTCTGACTTTGCGCTTTGAGATAAGCACACATGCAATAAGATGTCGACTTCGACTTCTCATGATCTGGAGCCAATTGTTTTGGCCGACCATTGAATTCCCAACTGAATTGCAATCGTGACGCGTCTTCGTCAGACATCGCGCGGATCATGTCTGCTCGTTTTTGAGCAGGTAAAAGATCAAACTTCTCCCTAGCGCTCAGGTATTCTGTCGACAGCTTATCTGTTGATTTGAGAACGTTAGTCATCACTTATCTCAATATCAGTGATCTCAGCTTCAATGGCATCTAGGAACCGTTGCTTCGTCTCTTTGAATTCTATCGGTCCGCCATTAGCACCAGTGACCTCGTTGACCTTAACTTCCTTCCATCCTGCGCGTCGGCTGAGCCAAAATTTGACCATATCGGTATCGCCGCTCAGGGCGGATTGCAGGGCAATCTTCGCGACGCGTTGGTTGATTCGACTCTGAGCCGTTTCAATCTCGTAAGCATAATACTTCTCAAGCAATTTCGGTTCAATGCGTAGAATGGCAGCGACGTCTGTTGTACTGGCTCCTAATGCAACCATGTGTTCAACTTGCCGAGCTTGGTCAAATCCAGGGTCAAATCCAGGACTACCTTTGATGTTCGCATTACGAATGAAATCGTCACTGATCTGTTTAGACCATTCTGGCAAGGTGTAATCCTGAACCATTGGATGTTCACCACCAATTAGGCGGTTGGTTTTTCCGTATCTTGGAATATAGTCCTCTTCCAATTGGAAGGGGGTTTCGGTTTCAGAATCTTCGTTGCGCTTTTTCTTGGGTCGGCCCATGTTAGTTCCTATCTAAAGTCATTCGACTTAACGATTTCATTGTACCTCAACTGTAATGTAAAAGCAAATTCACCTTAAGAGACAAGCTCAACGTAAGCAAGTTCACCTTAAGAGACAAGCTCTTAAGGTCTCTGAAAATTTCAGATTTTGTAAAATTTTTGAGGACTCGTTTTGATAGGCGCATGAGATTTGCTTAAAAATTTCTTAAGTTCCGGCCGCCTATCCAAAATGTCAAATTATTCTTAAGTTCTGAAAATTCTTAGTTCTGAAAAGTTCCGGCCGCCTAGGAGAGCGGGTCCCACCATGGGGTCCCCATTTGCTGCATAAACCAGGTGTTACGCCTTGTCTAAGTTTACTACTGCCTACTTTTTAGGCAACTATAAGTTCAGCTTATGGCTGCATAAGTTCAGCTTATGGTTAGCATAAGTTCAGCTTATGGCTGCATAAGTTCAGCTTATGGTTAGCATAAGTTCAGCTTATGGCTGCATAAGTTCAGCTTATGGTT